CGTGTCTTTTGGCAACTCTTTTCTGATTTCTTCAACAAATTCGCTAAGACTTTTTAAGTATTTTTGTGGGTTTTTAGCCAAATGAAACTCATCCGGATAGCTTTTTATCTTGTCGTAGCAGCCTTGATAGGCTTCTGTGAAATCATCCACTAAATCAGGGATAGCTTCATAATACTTTTGCAACGCTTTGTGTTCTGCATAGCTTTCAGCCTGAAAATGCATAAAATGAGCGTTTGTTGCGCTATGTAATAGCGTTGATACAAAAGTAGCAGGAAAGTCCATTTATGCCTCGCTTTCTAAAGTGGCTATTACGATTGTACAAGCGCCACCTGATTTAATCGAGCCTCTTGCAATCTCTATTTTGTCAAATTGTTCGTCATCGTCAAAAACGCCTGCATCTTGTAGGCTATCCAACAACGCTTTCAGACGATTATCCAAATCAATTTTACGCTTGTCTCGTGGAAATATTGTAATAATTGCGTGCAAACGCTGCGAACCAAATTTAGGGATTTTGTTTGCACTAACGTATTCTTGTACTGCAAGTTTGTAATTTCGCCCTTGTTTGCTAAGAATTGTTCGCCCTCGAAAATTGTTCCAGTACGAATTTACAGACGGTGGCAGCGTTAAACGCAAAGTTACTAGCATCTTATCAAGTCTCGTTCAAAAAGCTCGCCTATCGTCTTTCTGTGCGCTTGCTCCCATAACTCTCGACGTTGTTCTTTTGTTAACTTGTGTCCTTGATCTATTTCTGTGTGACAAGTAAAGCACAATGCTGCGATGCGATAATCTGACGCTTTTATGCCTCTGCCTTTGCCGTCAAATAATTGATTTGAGTGCGCTGCGACAACAGTACCGTCTTCAGAGTCGCAAAGTTGACACGGCAACACTCTGCAAGCCTTTAAGAGCTTTGGGTTTCGATACATTTCTTTTTTGCCCATATTTGTAAATCGCTGCTTAACATTTGAATATCAGCCGCTACGTCTGCTGCTGCTTGAAATTTCTCTTTTAATACTAATTGCCTATATTCTTTAATTGCTGCTGCTAATTTGACTAAAGTTAGACTGTAATCTGTCATTTTGTTAACCTATCAATGTTTCTGTTGTTTGCTTCTTGTGTGCGCCAAACTTCAATTCTAAGTTTTGCTGACTCTAAACGATATTTTAATAATTCAGCTTGTTCTGTTGCTTCACCGATAGCTTTTGCTAACTCCTGATATTTTGGATCAGCATACGCTTCACGTTCTTGTGCGCCAATTGCAGTCTCGTAACTACTTTTCATGAGAATCGCTTTTAAGCTGCTTTTAAACACTTCAAGCTCTGCAAGTCGACCCTTAGCACGAGCATACTCTGGTGCGTTATCAAAGATGTACTCGACAGCTTTGTGCGGATCTATCTCATTCATGCGTTTCTCTTGCGACAAGTTTCATGCCAAATTCGTTAATGCCTTGAGGTATTACTAAATTTTGCTTTTTTTTAAGTATATTTTTCTTAAAAACGTCAAAATCAACTCTGTGATGCCACCTGTCGTAACGCCATGCTAACGATGCAAAGTCTGGATAAGCGTCTACAAGCGTCTGCGATTTCTCTTTCTTTTTGTCACCGTCAGCGTACAGCTCTGTCGTGTTACCGCCTTTCATACTAAGAGTTGCAGCTTTATCTTGCAAAAATGCGTTAAAAATAATCGTACACCAGCCGTCTTTTAAAACGTCAAGCGACAAAGCTACGTCTTCGTTGTATTTAAGTTTCCAACGATGCGGTAAATCATTGCGTATCAAAATACAAGAGAAAATACGTGTGTTAAGTCTAAATGCTGGCATATCTGTACGTTCTTCAGCAAAAAATCGATATTGAAAGCCTGCTTGTGCAACGTTTTCATATCTGTCTGTAAAATCTTCTGCTGCTCTAAAAATTGCGCCAGATTTACACGGTATCCGCTTATTTTTGTACAAACGAGCAAAGCCGTGAATGTTATCATCAAGTATCCAGTGAAAAGCGTGGCCTTCGCTAATTGCGTGTTCCCAACACCAATTGCGAGCAGGATAACTGCCTAAACCAAGATTGCTAAAAGGCAAAACCAATATTTTTGCTTTATCAATTACAGCAGCATATTGATCGTATTCTTGCGCTTCAATCACAATTCTGTAAGCAACGCCCATTGTTTCAAGCGCTTTACTTGTTTTTCTTGTGTCAGCACGACCTTTTGAAATAATGTAGACAGGATACTTAGGATGATTCTGTTTCATCGTCAACCCATACCTTTTTGTCTGTGTTCACTTTAACTGGGTACATTACGCTTTTCGTCGTAAAGTGTATGCGTTTGCCTATCAGTTCAGAAAAATCGTTCATATCTTCAACGGTAATAAAATTAACAACAATTGAATGAATTGTTTTTAAATTATTCTGTTCAAATTCTGGCATCCCTTGCCATTCTTTTTTCCAATCAAATTCTTCGTCTCCAAACAAGTCTTTCATTTTTCTTGTCTCCAGTAAAACTCGTTTAGCTGTATACATTTCGAACTAATCAATTTGAGCGAATTGATAGAATCAATTAGAGCCATTGATTGTTCTGTCATAAATTCAAAATTCTTTTCTATTTCAAGCAAATTAAAAATTTGAACTTCAAGTTCACCAGTTATGTTTTCAAAGTCTAATGCTGCTTGTTTTGTAATTTTCATGATGCACCTTTATTAAATGATTTCTGCTACTTTTTGAGCAATCCTAGAACGAAACTGACCCATTTCCTCGCCAGGTCTTGGCGTCATCCCTAACTCTCTAGCCTTATCCATCGTAAGCTGCTCGGTTGAGTACCACGGCAGCGCAGGTTTTTTTGGCTGTTTTGGCTGCATATCAAGCTCGTCGTAGTATCTGCCTTGATTAAGCCATGTCGCTGGGTGTGGAATAAAGTCTTTTTCTGTTTCTTTAATCTTCCAATACTCTAAATGCGTGTCTAGCGCATCAATTGCTAATTCTTGTTCATCTATAGGCAGCTTGTTAAACGATTGCATAGCGGTCTTTTTAGCGACTTTACGAGGGTATTTTGACCAAAAATCATCGAAGCTCATGTGTTCTTCTCCTTGAGCATTTGCTCTGCTTTTTTAATGTCAACCAACCCGCCACGCCCACAATCAAGCAATTCTTTTATCTCTTCGTCAGTCAGCCCGACCCATTGACGTTTAGGCGCACGAACCTGTATGGTTAATTCTTTTATTGCTTCTTTGTAGCCATAAGCAATGACTTGATTCGCCGCCTCACGCACAACATCTTCCATCTGCGCCATTAGGCGTTTCTTGAGTTCCTCTTGCATTTGCCATTGCAGCGATGGTATTAGTATTGACAGCAGATCATCTGCCTTTGACTTACCTGATTTAAACAGACCCATCATTTTTACTCCTTAGCTTGGCTTCAATAGCACGAGCAAAATTTTCAGGATGGATTTCAATTTCCATGCCGTATTCGCCTTCGTCATACGTTATATATTCAACTTGTGTATCTGTTGAATATTGAATTTCGTCAAGCTCTTCTTGCGTCAGTCCGACCCACGGGCGTTTCATCGGCAATGCTGTGCAAGCTAATACATCATGAACTTGTCTAAGCATGGCACAGAGGTGATCGTTTGTGCTGATTGATTCTTGCTCAGGCTTGGCTAACTCTGCTTGCTCGATGGCTTGGCGTAGGGCGGAGATGGCTTTTTGTTCAGCTACGTATTGCTCTACGGCGCTACGTGCTGTGTTTTCTAACACATCCAACGCTTGCTTCATTGCTTCGATGCTCATGTGTTCAGTTCCTTGAGTTTGGCTTCGATTTCCTCGTGAAAATAACCAAGTCCCACTCCTGTGTTTAATGAATATTTGCTTGCTATAAATTTAAATTCATCATCCGTCAATCCGACCCATTCTTTGCGTGGTGGTGCGGTGTAGAGTGGTCTGACGTTATACCCCGCCCCAATATATTCAGGCTTTGTCACAACGTGGTCTTTTACTTCAAACCCATCATCTATGAAATCAAGCATCCACGCCACAGGTTCTTGCTCAGGCTCAATCGAGTGTTTAATCTTTGATGCCTCACCAGCACCAGTGTATGGTGCAAACTCAAATGCACCTTTAGGCAATCCAAAAGATGCGCTAACAACTTTGCCCTCACCTGCATAGTTACCCATGACATAAATAGGCTCAGGCTTGGCTAACTCATCACGCAATCCTGTTGCTGCACTTGCGGCAATTTGAAAATCTTCTTGAGTGCGGCTTGATTTGGAAATAGCCATTAAGGCACTCAACGCTTGTTGCATAATTTCACGGCTCATTTCAATCTCCTAAACATTGGCAAATCAATACGGGCAAGCGTCTTGAGTTCTTTAGCGCAAGTAATCCATCCCCCTACCCATTCACGCCACCACAACCCATCTTTAAAATAAATGTGCGGTTTATTTGGTGTTGGTTTCATTGTTGTTCTTTAAAAAATCAATAACCGCATAAAACGTAAGACCAAAAAGCCCAACCATTGAAGCAGAAAACAAAATCAAAATGGCTATGTTCATTTCGTCACCTCTGCCTTAGCGATTGCAGATTTAGCTTTGAGGAGTACGCTTGGTGGAAGATAAGATTGATGATTTTCGCTTAACCCATCTCCGTGATATATGCAAACACTCAACGCCTCCACCAACTCCTGATTCACCTTAGCTAAATTGATTGCTGCTTTCTGCATATCAAACAACATCTTTTCAAAGTTCTCGTTCACTTCACGTTCATCTTGGCGCACTAGCTCGGCAAAGCGTTCAAGTTCTTTGCGAACAATATATCCATCTCCAAACTCATATTTTTGAAACCCAGCCTGTTCAGCCAGCTTTTTGATTCGTTCGTTCATAGTCGTAATCCAAAAGGGTTATGCGCACGAGTGATTGCAAGATTTTCATAGTCAGCAGTCGATTCTGTCGCTTTCGGTGCTTGTCTGGTCACAACAAACCTCGCTGGTGCAACTCTGCGTCTACCGTCACCAATCTTGTCAATCATGCCTTTACGCTGCAATCTGTTCAAATGCGAATAAATTGTGTCTTTGTTGATGTTGCAATATTCTGCAAGTTCTTTCGTTGTTCTCGGTTCTTGGCAATAATTGATGATTTTTTGTTCTGTGTTCATTTGTTCCTCATGCACTTATCAAACATATCGCAACGAATCGGATGCAAACATTGACACGGTTTGTCATCAGCAACTCGTGGCGATTTTTCAAGTGGAGTTTTCCATAGCCAAATTGCAGCAAGCAGTCCTAACGCAATAGCTAGGTAAAAAATAAACATCCAATCCCAAATAGACATGAACATCTCCTTAATGTTTAGCTATCTTAACATGATGATTTAAAAAAAAGCAAATTACTGTTGTATTTTTACTTTACATTCTTGCAGGCATAACTTCCCCAAGGGTGGTAAGCGTGTAGTTTCCTACGCTGTACCGACCAATCCCATATCTATTACTGAAGTTATGCACAAGTATTAAGTTACGAACAAGATAGATACCAGAGCTACACGGAGTTAATGTTCAATCGATCTAGAGTCTTGTCCCACCATGTCCTCTAGTCTTGTGAAGTCGCCATTTAACGCTTCGTGGCTTGCAGTCGGGTGTGTGACTAGCCAATCTTTCTTGAGTACGGGCGATTTAACCCTATTTACTAACCCGCTCTGAGGGGAAAATAAAAAGACCGCTTTAGTCAATGCCCCTCTGGAAAAGCAATCCTTTCGGTATTGCGACCCCATATAGGGGCGGGACATTGATTAAAACGGTCTTATATCGTTGATTTCCAGTCCAACAATATTTGCATTATTTCATCGTCTTTCCGATGTGTCAAGTTCTAAAGCTGAACTGGTGAAACTCGTCCCTTACCATTGGTTTGTTTCGTGCTTGCTAAAGGCGTGTTCAGTCTATCGTAGTTCAGGCCAGATTTGTTGCCAGCCTTCAATTTCTTTACGACTAAATTTGCCGTCTGACTTTTTTTCAAGTTCAGCAGCAAGCATGATGAGCTTGTCGTTTGGCATCCCATTGTTGCGCCATTGACTCACAGCTGGCGGACTCACTTTGCATAGCTTTGCAACAGCAAATGTGCCACCTAAGTATTGAATGATGTCTGTCGTATTCATAAAGCTATCTTAACATAGTGTTTTCTATGTGAGTTTGACTTTTGTATTTAGATAACTTAATATCTATTTACTGACATACCCGTCAGGACAACTATACAGGTACAAAAATGAACGAATTAGCCAAGTCATTAGTAAAAGCTCAAGCTGCTATGAGTCACGCAGCAAAAGACGCAAAAAACCCACACTTTAAATCTGCATACAGTTCACTTGCTTCTGTGATTGACGCTGTAAGACCTGCTTTGTCGAGCAATAGTCTTGCTTTTGTTCAAAAACTACACACAGCAGACGGTGGCGTCTCAGTCGAGACAGTTTTGATTCACGAGTCAGGTCAAGAACTTTCGTGCGGCACGTTGTTTATTCCTGCCAGTAAGCAAGACGCTCAAGGTTACGGCTCTGCAATTTCCTATGCAAAGCGTTATAGCTTGCAAGCTGCGTTAGGCATTGCCTCTGAAGACGATGACGGACAAGCTGCTGTAAAAACGCCGCCTAAGCCGCCAGTAGCCGTGACGATAGATATGGACTATGCAGTCGATGAAATGTCTGCAATGACTGATTTAGACGCTTTAAAAGCGTGTTTTGCAAAATGGTACAAATCTGCGCCTGATACGCAGAAAGAAGTGTTGAAAATGATGTATGACGGTATCAAAGTTCAATTGACTGCAAAAGGTGCAAAATAATGGCTAACAACGATTTAAACCGCTGTGAATTTATTGGGCGTCTTGGAAAAGACCCTGAAGTGCGTTATTCCGCTGCTGGTGATGCTATTTGTAATTTTTCAATCGCTGTAGGTTCTAAATATGGCGAAAAAGAATCTACAGAGTGGGTTCGCATCGTGACGTTTAAAAAACTTGCTGGCATCTGCGGTGACTTTTTACGCAAAGGTTCACAAGTCTACATTGCAGGTCGCATGACTACTCGCAAATGGCAAAACAAAGACGGTGTAGATCAATACACAACAGAAGTTGTTGCTGACCAAATGCAGATGCTCGGCGGCAAATCTGAATCAGCAGCAGAAAAACCTGACGCATATCGTCAGATTAAAGAAGGCAACATCATTGACGCTGAAGACGATGTACCGTTTTAGGGAGTTAATTTTGAATCAAACTGAAGAAGCTATTTTAATAGCCTGGCGTCTTCAGCAATGGTACGAGGGCATGGTTTTAGATGCTAGAGCCATGCAAGACGTACAGGACGCTATTGAAATGCTTAAAACGTTAGCTAAACAGGTAAACAAATGAAAAAAAAAGCTCCATTCCCTTTATATGAAATTATTATGAGTGAAGTTGTTGAAATTGTTGGAAATGCTTACGATGAAGACAAAATTACTCATTATCAAGCTATTGGAATTTTTGAATCGGCAAAACAAATTTTTATCAATATTCAAAATGATAGATTTGAAAAAAAACAAGGATAAAAAATGAAAATTAGCCAACCCGCTTTTCCAACGTGGTTAGAGACAGATAACATGGCGCATGGAATGATGTTGCGAGATTATGTTGCAGCTCATGTGTTATCAGGTATGTGCGCTGGTGACTGGCAGCTTCCAATTGACGATCAAACATGGGCAAAAGCCGCTGCAACACGTTGTTTTGAGATTGCAGACGAATTTATGAAAGCGAGAGAATTATGATTATTAAAACAGCAGATTCTGAGGCTGGCCATTGGTACGCAGCAGACGGGTCGCCAGCTTATCGCATCATTGGTAAAAACGGCGTTGAGCGTAATACTCGCCTGACAGACGCTCGTGAACGTGGGTTAGTCCCGTCAGTTACAACGATTACAGGGCTGCTTGCGAAGCCTGGTCTCAACAACTGGCTACAACAACAAGTCTTGCTTGCTGCGCTGACGTTGCCACGAGCAGATGGCGAATCAGAAGAAAACTGGTTGCAGCGTGTCATGTCTGACGCTAAAAGCACAGGGCGTGAAGCAGCAGACAGAGGCACTCGTTTGCATGGCGTGCTTGAAGACTTTTATAGCGGCAAAAACTACGATTTCCCTGCGTTTGTTACAAGAGTGCATACAGCGCTTGAAGCACACTTTGGCGCTAATCATATCTGGGAAGCAGAACGCTCATTTGCATCAAATGGCTACGGCGGTAAGGTTGACCTGATTTCAGCCAACATTGTTGTAGACTTTAAGAGCAAAGAAGGTGATTTGAGTAAAGTTACCCCTTACCATGAACAAATAATGCAGTTGGCGGCTTATAGAGAAGGTTTAGGTATGCCTACAGCTCGATGTGCAAACATCTATTTCACAGAAAGTGGTGATGTTCGATTGATTGAACATTCTGAAGACGATTTAGCCGATGCTTGGCAATGCTTTCAGTATCTTCTTGCTTACTACAAGAAGAAGAACTCTATATAATCAAATGGCGGGGAAAGCTGGTGTCCCCTCCCTCCTAGTTCCGGTTAGTACCCGCACCCCAACAAAAATACAACACTTAGGGTTTGTCCCTATAAATATCGCTTGCACAGCTTGTTAAGTTGTCTTAATATCTAGTCATGGCAACAACGCCATTTAACAAATACAGGTACATAAAATGATTAAGAAAATTGAAGTGTGGTTCGATAAATACAATAAATATTGGAATGTGTCTACTTACAACGAGGAAAATCATCAATACGATGAAAGTAAAACTTTTCACACCAAATCAGCGGCGGTTGATTACGCCAAGAGTTTGTTGCCAACACTTGTGATCGAAACACGCAAATAATTTAACGGGGCGAAAGCCCCATTACATACAGGTACATAAAATGAGTAAATTGATTCAAGCATTTAAAGCAGACCCATCAGACAAGAACCGCGCAAAGTTAGCGGCGTATTTGCAAAAGCACATGATGGCTATTTGCATGGCAAGTCCTGAAGAACAACAATTTTTAAAAGCTAACGGGTTTAAAGGGTAAGCCATGAAATATTCATACTACGAACTTACAGACGAAGGCAAACGTCAGCTTATGCGTGATTTATCGCACGAGTTGTCAGACAAAAAAATTGCTGAACTAATGGATCAGTTTGCAGATGGCGTGAAATTAGACAAAAACGATGAACCGTTTATCAAGATTGACCGTGAAGATGTGTTGATTTGTGTTTGCCCAATGTACACGCATTACATTGACATTAACCACGTTGTAAAAGTCACAGCAAACGAGGAAGATTATGAATAAGCATAACTGGCCATTTTTGACAGACCTTGGTGATCCTAACTGGACAGGTCGCACACCACGTTCAATGCGTGTTTATAGCCGCTACACAAGGGCTGATGAACGAATCCCACCAGTTGCATGGGTTGTAGGTTTAACGTTGCTGGCGGCTGTTTTTGGGCTTGTTCCGCTTATGTCATGGGTGATGCAATGACTAAAATTGATTTAATTATTGATGCGCTTCAAAAAGCAAAAGACGGTTGGCAATGTTTTGATGAATATGAGAAAGCCGTTGCCGCTGCCCGTGAGTTAAAAGCGTTGAAGCCTGTGGCAAGGGTTAATTCCGAAGGATTCATCGTGGAGTTTGGTTTAGGTTTGAGTTCAGGCACAAAACTTTACGCACTAGACGAGGTGATGCAATGACTAAAATTGATTCTGTGTATTTGCACTTAAAGAAGCACAAACACATCACTTCATGGGAGGCGATTAACTTGTATCGAGCTACCCGACTAGCTGATATTGTGTACAAACTAAAAAATCAAGGTTTCAACATTCAAACAGTAATGATTGATGGTGAAAATTGTCGTTTTGCTCGTTATTACTTAAAGGATAGAAAATGAACAAATATATTGCAGCAATCGTATTAGCAATGTCAGCAACAGCAGCTTATGCAGCTTGCACTACGCACACTTATACGTCTGGCGGCAGAATGGTGACTTGTACAACGTGTTGTTATGGAAACAACTGCAATACAAATTGTTTTTAAACTAGCGTGCTTGCAACTTCTTTTACATGAGCAACACGATTAAGCCAGCCTTTGCCGTATACGTCAAAATTAGACAGACTACGGTAAAAGGCTTCTTTTGCTTCGCTAAACTTTTCAATCAGTTCAGCAGCATCATGTTTGTTTACAGCAGCTAAAGTAATCGGGCCAATGCCACCATCAGGCACTACGCCAACAGCACGTTGCAAAACTTTTGCACTACCGCCACAGCCTGCGTTGACAGCAAAGTCAAACACCAGGTAATCAATACCGCTAGGCATATCGTCGCACTTGCACACATCCCAAAACTTCTTTTTGTAAAATGGCTTAACGTCTTCAGGCGTTAGCTTTTTCATCTGTTCTTGCGTAACTTTGTGCCCTACCCAGTTTTCCCAGTTGTACTGAGTCACGCCGAGCATAGTAGAGCCTTGCCGACCATCGGGAAGATGGTTGCCAGAATCTCGTTGATCGTCAGAGTAGCCGCCTTCAGACTTCAGCATTAACTCAAATGATTTTTCCCAATTACTTAACATTATCTTTGTCCTCTTTGCCTATTTTGATGCCTGCAATAGTGCCAACAAATGCCCCAACAATCATATTGAAAGCTGGGTTAATCAATTTAAAAATCTCAGCGTTATCAACCAAAGGGTCAAACAAACCGATCAACACAACACAGACTGTTGATAACAACACAACAGCAAGAGAAATGCAGCAAATAATGGTTATACGATCAGCTACAGTCATTTTTCACTCTTGTTTTTCATGTCAATAATTTTTTCAAGCGTTCTGCCGCCAAAATAAAAGGACATAATAAGCATCCCCCATTGACCTAGCAGTTCAACGTACTTTTGATTAGTATCAAGATCAAATGCTGACATCATAGCGAACACAAAATAGCCTACTAAAATCGCTATAAGCGTCATAGGGCGAATATTTTTTGACAGCCAAGAGTCTGACCTCATGTCGTTTTCTTGACGCTTGGTAAGCTCGCCTTGCTCTTGCATATCAGCTTGCATTTTGGCTAATTCGCCATTTTGCTGCATCTGCATTAGTTCTAATTGCGCTTTGGCTTTTTGCTCTGGGTCAGGAAAGAATTTGTCCAACACCTTCATGCCGATGCCAAGAATGTCCATTAGTGGAAACATTATTTGTCTGCCTTAGAGTCGATTTTGTCGTACAGACGAGCAATCATTTGCTCAAGACGATCAAAGCGTTTTTCCATTTGCGCTTCAAGCGTTTCAACTTCTGACTTCTTTGTATACGTTTCTGAAACGTGTAAACGCAAAACAGCAATATCTGATTTAAGTTCTTTGACAGAATCCCATAATTGACGAGCAAACCAACCAATCGTTGCTAAAGCTGCGCCACTAGCTAAATTGATAACGTGCTGCCAATCCATTATTTGCCTCTAAATATTGCCAATATTGCCCAAGGTATAAGCCACAAACTGCACAGCAGCACTACTGGTAAAAGTAGCACCGCTGCAATAAGTACTAAATACTTATCCACGCCGACCCGTTGTAATACTCCATCAACGCAGTCGTTGTATTAAAACGCATCATTCCCGCTGCTGGTGTTGGGCGTTGAGCCGTTGTGCCAACAGGGTATTGCAGATAATCGGTGTTTTGGATTTCAAGAGCCATGATTTACGCCGTATATGAACCGGAAGCGTTAAATTGCAAAATTGTATTTGCGCCCGATGTTGTGACCGTTGGTGAACCTGTCGTTGTGCCTGAGTAACGGTTTGTTGGAATAGACAAAATTACTACGCCTGACCCACCCGCACCACCAGTACCTGAATATGCACTACCACCACCGCCACCTAAATTAGCCGTTCCATTTGTTGCACTAGCACTTCCCGTAGAACCTGCGCCGCCGCCACCAGACCCACCCGCACCAGCAGAACTATTGCTTCCACCGCCACCACCGCCTGCATACGTTACGCTTGATCCAGTAATGCTATTTGCAGAACCTGCGCCGCCTGCGCCGCCTACGCCAGATGAAGCATTGTTACCAACAGCACCTGCACCACCGCCACCCGCACCTTGAAATGGCGAATATCCTGTACCACCGTTATTTCCTTGACCGCCAATCGCTAATCCGCCAGCATATCCTGTGCCGCCTGCGTTTCCGTTCCAAGAACCACCGCCGCCTGAACCGCCAGCCACACCAGACGAAAAAAGATATACATCTGTTGTTGATTGGTTTCTTGGCGTACCACCACCACCACCGCCTGCTGCGGTAATAACATTAACTATTGCAGAATTTCCGCCACTACTTCCAGCAGAGGTGCTTGATGTTGATGCAGCGCCACCAGCGCCTACTGTAATTGTGTAAGATGTGCCAACCGTCAAATATGTTGACAAAGAAACTAAGCCACCACCGCCACCACCGCCTGCACCACCTTGATTTGATCCACCACCACCACCGCCAACAAGTAACGCAGAAATTGCATAATCCGTACCTGTTGCAAGCCAAGTTGTACCGTTGTAATACTCAAGCAAGCTAGTTGTCGAGTTAAATCGTGTCATGCCCGCCGCGGGCGAGGTTGGGCGTTGCGCCGTTGTGCCGTTCGGCATTTGCACATAGTCGGTACCGCCTACAACTAAAGGCATGATAATTCCTTAATTAAACGATTTCTTTCCACGAAGTCGAGGCTTCGTCCCATGCGTATGCTTTACCGTCCTCGGGCATGGCTACGGGAGCCTCCCATAAACAAGTAATCGGGCTTAGTACCCATGAAGCATAGGGTTGTGGAGGAACGAACACGTCGGCTTGAGCGTCGTATGTATAGCCGATGCCGGCGAAGTTGCCGCGGAGCGGGGTACCGCCGTTAACGTGCTTATTGCCGATTGTGTTGTACGAGGTTTGTAGCCATTGACCAGGACTCGAATCGACGAACGTATCGAAGAAATCTGGTTCAGCAACGATGACTTGAACCACTTTTGAATCAACTACCTTAGCAAAATGACCCATGATGGTCTCCTTAAAAAATTAAATTAGGCCGTGAAAGTGCCTGAGCTGTTAAAGGTATGGATGACGTATCCGCCAGTAATGGTAATTGAGCCGCCTGAAGCTCTTGCTGAAGTGCCTGCGTAACGAATAATGACTACGCCTGAACCACCTGCACCACCTGAGTAACTATTAGCGGAATATGACCCGCCGCCGCCGCCACCAGTATTTGCAACTCCGGGGGAACCTTGAGTAGCTGAACCCGCACCGCCGCCACCTGAACCCCCCGATCCTCCAGTGCTGCCGCTACCACCCCCACCGCCACAAAAATATGTTGAAGTGCCGGGGTATAAAGAAGAAACTCCAATGCCTCCAGCTCCACCTACAGAACCTACTGCATTAGAACCAACAGCACCTGCTCCTCCACCACCGCCACCTCCGTTATTAGGGCTTGTGCCGCCAGCATAGCCTTGACCACCTGTCCCAGCGCCTCCAGAAGTATTAGTATTTGAACCGCCACCACCAGAGCCACCTGATCCAGCAGCAACCGAAGAAGCACCATATCCACCGCCCACAGCGGTTGCAAAAGTACTAAATGCTGAATTTGACCCAGCAGCTCCGCTTGATCCACCTGCCCCAATGGTAACTGTATAAGAAGTACCGGGGGATACGGACAAACTTGCAGCAGTTACAAATCCACCTGCGCCACCACCACCGCTGTTAATTGCTCCGTAAGTGGATGGCCCACCGCCACCGCCGCCTGCTGCAACAAGGTAATCAACGGTATAAGCAGTTGAAGCAATTGTTTGCCAGCTCACGCTATTCCAAACTTCCAAAACAGCAAGCGTACTATTCCACCCCAATTGCCCGTTCACAGGACTTGATGGGCGACCTGCTGTTGTCCATGATGGAGGGCCAAACCCTGTTGTACCGCCTACGTAAGAAGTCATATTGCCACCCAATTAGTGCCGTTATCTAAAACAAGGGCTTTCACCAAACCGCCGCCGACAATAGTTGTTAAAAATGTCGGTGCTAAAGCATCAGTAACTAAAGCCAATCGTCCAATCGTTCCAACAGTAGGCAAAGTCGCTACTGTGTACGATGTCAAAACAGGCAAAGTTAATGTTTTACTTGTAAGCGTTTGCGCTACATCTGTAGCTACAACCGTAGTTGTTGCAGCAGGCAGCGTCACAACAAAATTGCTTGCCGTATCCGCTGCATTTAGCGTAACTGTGCCGCCGCTTGGCGCTTTTAGTCCAATTTGACCAGCCATGTTTTATCCTTAAATAATTGCCCAAGTGCTACCGGACGGGATTGTTACCGTTGCGCCTGATGCGATAGCAATCGGGCCTGTAGACATTGCGTTAGAACCAACTGGAAGCGAATAACTCGTTGTCACAGTTTGACCGTTCTCGATAAAGATTTTGTCGCCACCAGCGCCAGTTGCGCCACCGCCAAAGCCGACAGAGATTAGCTGAAATTCTGTACCGTCATATATTACAACGACTACGTTACCCGCAGTTAAATCTCCTGCTTGAACAGGCTCTGTACCGTTGCGAAGCAGCGCTTTTGCGCCTAAACCGTCAATATTAAGAGTTACAGCACCAGTATTAGTGTTTGCAACGATAAAACTGAACATTGCGCCTGTCACATACGCTAAAAGTGGTGGCGTAAGAGAACCAAGCAAAATGTCTGTGCCAGTCACAGTCATGTAGTTAAGCGTGTTGCCTTGCAGCTGCGCTAAACGTACTGCGTCTGTAGCTGATACACCTGCTGCAAGATCAGTAATCCTGAAGCCACCCATCGGGATATTTGCTGTTGGCGTGCTTTGACCGTCTTTAGTGATTGCGTTAGTCAGACCGCCAGCTAAGTCGTTAGTCAGCGCATTAAACGCTGTTGAGCTAATG